CTCGGGTACACCCAAGGCTCCCAAAGGCTCTACGGCCGATCCTGAGGCTCCCTACGGCCGCAAGGCTGATGGCACGCCGAAGAAGCGCCCAGGCCGGCGCTCGGTGCAGATCTGACAACAAGGGGGGACCACCCCCCATTCAGGAGATCGACATGAAGGACGAATACGAGACCGAGTTGTTCGATGACGGCACCGAGCCGACAGTGCGTCGGCGTCTGCCTTACGGGGCCGACTACCAAGGGCGTCACCCCGAAGCCGCAGAGCCCTGCACCGACGTCGGGCAGGAAGACGAAGACCCGAAAGAAGACACGATGTGGTTCTGGGTTGTGGTCGTCGTGATCTTCACCGCCGTCGTGGCGGCAGCGGCTTGGGAGAGGATGGCATGACTACCCTGAGACAAGCCGCCCAGCAGGCGCTGGAGGCATGCACTGATGCAGTGATGGGGTGGCAGTCGCTGGCGCCGCTGTCAGTGCGGAGCGCTGCTATAGAGTCGTTAGATGCCCTCCGCGACGCGCTGGCGCAGGAGGAGCAGGAGCCGGTGGCGTGGCTTCTAACGGGCGGGACAGACGTATACCTCGCGTCGGAATTTTCTCCGGGCTCAGAGCATGAGCATGAGTGGACGCCCCTCTTCACCCACCCACCCCACCGCGAGTCGCGGGAACTGACGCAGGAAGACATCGCGAAAAACCTCCAGTCAAGGCATGACGCTGCCAAGCTCCTTGAGGAGCGCAGGCAGGAGGTAGCTCAGCCACGCCGCGAGTGGCATTCGCTGACGGATGAGGAGATTCATCTTCACACACATCATCTTGAGGCAGCGCGCGAATACGAGGCATACACGGGGAACGAATACATCGTAGTCGAGGGGGCGTCAAACTTCGCCCGCGCCGTCGAGCGAGCGCTGAAGGAGAAGAACAATGGCTGACAAACCCGAAGCCCTGCGGCTGGCTGACCGGCTTGAGGACGCCGAGTCTGCAAGGCTGCACCTGCTGCCCTATGCCGCCGATGAACTGCGCCGGTTGCATAAGGTGAATCAGGAACTGCTGGAGGCGTTGAAACTGGCGCTTTGTGCGTATGGCGTTATGCTGATGAGTGACCCGCCACAAGAAGCGTGGAAAGCCTACGGCGTGGAGAAAAAAGCCCTCGCCGCCATCGCCAAAGCGGAGGGACAGAAATGACCCAAGACATCATCCGCATGGCGCGGGAGGCTGGTATCCCGATTGAAACCGATTGGGCGGGCCGACCGTCAACGCTCGTCATCAAGGATGGTGGCACCTACTTGCGCGGTATTGCTGATCTTGAGCGCTTCGCCGCCCTCGTCGCCGCAGCAGAGCGCGAAGCCTGCGCGAAGGTGTGCGAAGGCATTTACACCAACGGAGACGGCGCAGAGTGCTGGCTGCAAAACGCAGCCGCCGCCATTCGCGCAAGGAGCAAGACATGAAACAACGCACCCGCATCCGTCGGATAAAAGACCACCTCTACCCGTGGTGGATATACGCGTCCCAGCAGCGCAAGATGCTTGCAGAGTGGCGAGCCGCTGGAGTCAAGATCAGTGACGCGTTGCGCGAGGCTTACGAAAGGGCGCGAGCATGAAGCTCCCCGCCGAAGTCGCAAGATGCATCGGCTACGGCGCTGATGAGTGCAACACCTGCCGCCGCCACACCGACCCGCCGCATGAGCGGCAAGTATGGACAGGCCCGTGGGAACTGGAAGGCGTGCCGTGTGAGATGAGGATACCTCATGGGACTCAACAAGAATCTGAGTAACGTCACGGCATATGCAAAGGCCATCGAATTGCTGTACCGCAAGGGTGGCTCTACATCTGACGTCTTCGAGGAATCAGGTCTCGCGCACAACACCGCCCGCAAACTCATTCACGTGCTGTACCGCCAGAACTTGATACACGTGGTCTTGTGGCGGCAGGACACCATCGGCAGGTTCAGAGTTCCTGTCTATGGCTGGGGTTCTGGCCCCGACAAGCAACGCCCTCCGGGATTGACACCAACCGAGCGCAGTGCTCGATTCAGAGAACGGAACAGGAAATGTCCCTCATCGCCAAAGCAGCAGAATCAGGACACTGGTACACCCGCGACGGTGAGCCGGCGTACACGACGATCGGCGCCAACGGAAAGCGCCGCAACACCACCTTGCGCGACGCCCGCACCCAGAACCTCGCCCCCAGCGTGACCACCATCCTGGGGGTCGCCGACAAGCCCGGCCTGCGTCGGTGGCTGCAAGAGCAGGTGCTCCTGGCCGCGCTCACGCTGCCCAAGATCGACTCGGAGTCGGATGCGGAGTTCATCGCCAGGATCATCGACGACAGCCAGGAGCAGACCCGCTCGGCCGCAGACGCCGGCACGGACATCCACGCGGCCATCGAGGCGTTCTACATGGGCCAGCAGTACGATCGGCACCGCGAGCACGTCCAAGGCGCCCACAACCTCCTGCTGAGCACCTACGGCCACCAGCCGTGGGTTGCAGAGCGGTCGTTCTGCCACGAACTCGGCTTCGGCGGCAAGGTCGATCTGCACGCCCCAGGCTTCGTCGTGGACGTCAAGACCAAGGAGTTCACCGATCCGGACAAGGTCGACGGCTACGATGAGCACCGCATGCAACTGGCAGCGTACCGAGTCGGCCTGGGCATGCCCCAGGCGCGGTGCGCCAACCTCTTCGTCTCGCGCTCTATCCCGGGGCTGTCCGTCTTGAAGGAGTGGACCGAAGACGACATCTCAACCGGGTGGCAGATGTTCTGTCACCTCCTGCAATTCTGGCAACTGAAGAACAACCACCGATGAAACAAGTCCCTGCATTCCAGACGTCCGACGGACGCCTCTTCGACAACGAGCGCGACGCGAAGCTGCACGAGGTATCCCTCCAGCAGCATGACAAGATCGCCCAGTTCATTGCCGACGAGGACTTCCCCTACAAGGCGATGGCTCAGCGGGTGATCGCCCGCAACACCATCGTCCGGTGGGAAGAGTGGAAGTCGCGATGATCGACGACGCGACCATCCGGCAGATCTTCCTGTACGTCGACGACAAAGACCCGGGGGGTCAGTACGCCGACGGCGTGAACGTCATCGACTTCGGCCGCAAGATCGACGCCTACAGCCGCCATCAGGAGCGGCTGCGGCTCATCGCATTGGTGCGGCCGATCAGCGCTGAGGCTGCGCAGAAGATCGCATCGCTGGCATCCTGAAGGACGGCCGCGAGTACATCTCGATCTCCGCCTGCGTGAGCGGTTCATCCGGCACGTCCGGCTGCGCCAGCATGCGCTCGCGCATCGACTCGACGACCGGAGCCCCTGCTGCGATCGGTATGGCGAACGGGGCCAGCGGCGGAACCATCGACGCCAGCGAGGCGGTGCCGCCCAGGCCGCGCAGCGCCGCACGCACGTAGTCGGGCTCCTCGGCCTGGACGTCCTGCATCATGCCCGAGAACTGCCGCCCTGCCTCCGCGCCGGCCAGCGGGGGGGCGATGTACTTCATGGCCACCGACGCCAGCGGCTGAACCGCGGAAATGCCTCTGCGGGCCATCTGCTGGAACTCTTGGCCCACTTGCTCCAACGCGCCCACCTTCGGGGCAGGGGGGGGCGGCAACGTGCCCTGGACGGGCGCAGGAGGCGTCACAGCGGGCGGCAGAGGGGGTGACCCAGGCCTGCCCATGCCCGCGAGCGTCTGCGTCATCCTGGCGCGTCTCTGAGCCTCCTGGGCCTGTGCAGTGCGCTCCAGCGGCGACTGCGGTGGCCGGGGGGCCTGGGGCTCCATCATCGTCGACTGAGGCACGAGGATGCCGCTCTGCGTGGCCGACAGGTCCGGCATGCCCGCGAGCACCTGGGAGGCATTCGCCGGCACCACGCCGCGCCGCATCAGTTCGTCGAACATGCTGCTGGCCGCCTTCGTGCGGGCCGCCTGCTGCGCGGTCTGCTCGTTGAACCGCATGCGCTGCACGCCGGTCGTGCCCGCATCCCCAGGCGTGCCCTGGCGCACCCGCACGGCCTGCGCCGCCGTGCCCGCAGGGCCACCCACCGGCCCCGCCGGGCCACCCACAGGTCCGCCAGCAGGCGCAGCCGTCAGGATCGACGGGGCTCCAGGCGCACCCATCGGGCCACCCGGCGGCGCAGCAGTGGGAGCACCCAGCAAAGGACGCGGGCCTGCTGGCCCCCCTTGTGGCCCCCCCATAGGGGTGGGCATGCCTCCCCCAGTAGGGGGCGCTGTTCCTTGAGCCATGCCCTGGCCGAACGAGCGGCCCAGCGCCTGAACGCCAGCACCAGCCCCACGCCCGAGCATCCGGCCGCCGGCCAGCCCTGCACCAGCACCGCCGCCGATCAACTGCGCCATCCGGCGCTCCTGCTCCGCCTCGATCGCGGACAGGTCCGGTATCTGGTACGGGTCCGGTTCAGACGGTTCAGGGCGGTTCAAACCCGGTTCAGATGGCGGTTCAGACGGCGGTTCAGAGCGGAACGCACCGTAGCCCTTCAGCGCCAGCAGGTAGTTCTCCGTCTCCTTCGGGAGATCGCCGCCCTGGTCGAACTGCCGCAGCCCGCCCGGGCCGGCGTTGTAGTAGATGACCGCCAGGGCAGGGTCTTGCGTCTCGCGCAGTGCCTGCTTCAGGTACATCAGGCCAGCATCGATGTTGCGCATCGGATCGCGAAGCTCGCGCTCACCCAGGCCCATATCCCTTGCCGTGGACGGCAACACCTGCATGATGCCCACCGCGCCCCTGCGGCTGTCCTTGGTCGCCGGGTTCAGCCGCGACTCCTGATACGCCACCGCCACCGCCAGATCTTCCGGCACGCCCATCTCGCGGGCACGCCGACGGATGATCTCAGCGAACTGCCGCTGCTCTTCATTCAGCGCCGACAGGAACGACAGGTTCGCCATCATTGACCTCCAAGGATGCCCTGCACCCGACTGCGAGCGTTTCCGTATGGCTGCGCCCCCTGTGCGGCCGGACGCGCAGGTCGAGCAGCAGGCGCAGCAGAGCGAGCAGGCAGCGTAGACTCGTCGCCGAACTCCTTCAGCAGAGCGTCGTCGTACTGCTTGAGCATGGTCTCGTAGACCGGGGACATCTCGAAGTCAAGGTAGGACAACTCAGGATTCTGGCGCTTCATCTCGCGCCACGTCTGGATCACCTTGATGTCATGCTGAGCACGCATCTGCACCAGCTTGGCCTTCGTCATCAGGGCCCGAGGCGAATCGCTGACCGAGCCCGACAAGCGCGGCACTATTGCGGCCTCCATGTTCGATATCGACCCCTGCCCCTGGCCCGACAGGTACAGTCGGCGGAACTGAAGCTCCAACTCGGCAAAGTCACCCGCCACGCGCAAGATGTTGTCGAGGTCGGCTTGCTTGATGTTCTTGTCCGCCTTGCGCATGGCGTCCTCAAACCCGCCCAAAGCAATTCGCGTACTGCCTGCGGTGATGCCCTCGTTGATGAGAGTCGCGATTGCCGGCAGGACGCCCTGCTTCTGGAAGATGCCGAAGGCCTGGGGGCTTCGAGAGACGTACCCCATCAGCCGCCGCGAGGTCTGATCCAGGCGCATCGCCGTCTCCAGCCGCGGCATCGCTTCAACCTCGCGCTGCGCTGCCGTCTTCGCCCGTTCCTGCGCCCGAGTCTCCCGCTCGATTTTCTCAACCGCTCGTTGGCTCTCGCTCCTCGGCCCAACCGTTCTGGGCGCTGCCCCAGGCTCCGCACCGACATCCGCACCGCCAGACAGGAACTGCTGCTCCATCATCCGCCGCGTCTGCGGATCCGCGCTGTCGTACTGCAACGCCCAGGTGGTCGGCACCTTGTAGGTCTGGCCGGCAATCTGCCGCTCGACCGTGTCAGCCTTCGGCGTCGGGTAGAACATGCCCGTGGCGCGGTCGAACACCCCACCCTCGCGCACTTCCATCCTCTTGGACTGCAAGTCCTGCCACCGCTTGTTCGCCTCAGTGAACGAGACCGACGGATCGTTCCTCTGCTGAGCCATGAACTGCCGGTACGTCGGGAAGGACTTGTCCGGCGGCACCAACTGGATGCCACCCGTCAAACGACCGGCACCAGCCTGCGCCACACCCGCCGCCACGTCAGACGCCCCCACAGGGCCACCAGAAGGGGCCGTAGCGCCCGCAGCAGACGGCGGCGCACCCTCACCCTCACCTGCGGCCCCTGGAGCGCCTGTAGGCTCTCCCATCGCCTGCCCAAACATCCGCTCACGGGCCTTCTGGCGCTGGAGCGCGACCTGCTGCCCAGCCAGCCCCAGACGGGCTTCGGCAAGCTCGCGATTCCTCTTGGCCTCCAACTCGCCCGCCTGCCGCGCACCGGCCACCGCATACCCCAGGCTCTCCCCGAAGGATCCCGTCTGCGTCGGCTTGAGGAAACCCTCGGCCAGCGCCAGCATCTGCGGGTCGAACATCTGGTTCTTGCGGGCATCAAGCGAGTCGAGCATCGTCTGCAACGCCTCTTGATACTCGCGAGTGACCGCAATATCTCCCGGATCCTGCCCGGGGAGATAACCGATGGTTTCTTTGGCCATTTGTTAGTCCGTCCCAGACGTTGCGACTTCTCTGCCGTTGTAATCGTAATACTTGCCAGTTTGTTGGTCGTAATAAACCGGCACGCCAGATGCATTGACACCGGCATATTCGCCTGGATCAACCGTAAAGCCGCCGCCAAAAATGTTTGACCAGTCGTCAGGCAACAACTGCTTCAGGCCACCACCAACCCAACTCAGGAAATCGCCACCAGCACTGCTGCCGCCGGCCGTCTTGATCGAACCCAGCGCCGTCAGAATGCCCAGGACGTTGGCGAGGTCAGACGTCTCGTACGCGCCCGGCAGCGGGCCGGTGCGGGTCTCCGTCTCTGACATCGGCACTTGCAGGCCACGCATCAGGCCCGCCACCTCCAGCGCCGTCTTCAAAGGGTAGTCGAGCTTCGCTTGCTCATAGGCCTGCTTCTCCGCCCCCGCCTTCGTCAGAGCCCCGGCTTCCGTCAGGCCCATCTGCTGAGCCTTCTCCGCCATCCCCAACTGCGTGCGGGCCGCTTCGTTCTGCAACTGCAACTCGTCCAGAGAGGCCTTCAGCGCCTCGCTGTAGCCCTTGCTGAGCGCACCGTACTGCTGACCCGTCAGGTTCGTCTGGATGTCCGCCAGGGACTGTCCAAGGGCCCCGGCGTACCGCTGGCTTCCCAGGTTGCCCGAGCCCACAAACCCCGCCTTCAGGCTCGGCAGGACGTTGCGCTGGATGTTCTGCTGCGACAGACGCGCCATCTCGTCGACGACGTTCGTCCGGTACGGGTCCATCAACTGCCCGATGCGGGCCGTGTCAATCCCCGCCGCAGGCAGCGCCGCCGTCTTCGCCGCGCCGCTCAAGTAGTCCTTGTATGAACCCGCTCCGCTCTCGACCATGCCGTAGCCGGTGGTCTGCAACGGGTCATACCCAGCGATTCCTTGCTCCGCAGTGCGAGCAAGAGCAGTCGACGCTGCCCCAGTTTCTCCCGCCAAACCCTCCAAATAGTCGGTGTAGTAGTCTGGCGCGGTCTGGGTTTTGCCCGTGGTGACGGTGACGTCCGGCAGCGCACTGCCCTGCGTGATGCTCATTTCGCCCTCCTTCGAGGCTTGATGTACTCCAGCGGCGACTTCGCGGGAGGCGGCAGATCCTTGGGCCCGGCCGAACGATGATGCCGTCGAATGCTGTGCATCATGTCGTAGAGTTTATCGGAGCCCGCTTTTGTCGACCCGTTTCCAAGCGCGGCAACAACATCGGCCGGGATCACAAATTCACCGTCCGCCAGCATCGCCGGAATGTCGTCAGACTGCCCGTCTCCGATGCCCGTGACCGCATCCCCCTGCCGGTAGTCCACCCGGTGCTTCCCGGAGTGCTCCAGCACCCGCAGCGCCCCGTGCGCGTTCTCACCGTACCGGGTGCCACCCTTGGCCATCAGCGGCACCAGACCACCCTGGCGGAATCCGAACAGCCCCTTGAACTCCTGCGTCGGGTCGTAGATCTGCAAGGGCGGCGTAATGCCCGCGATCTCGGCCGCACGGAAGTACTCGGGATCCTCGGAGGTCGCGTCCACCCGCTTCTGGCTCGGGGCCGACGGCAGGAAGCCACCAGTGATCGCGCTCTGCGTAAAACCAGCCAGGGGGCTCTTGAACTCCGGAGCTTCGCCGCCCACGATGAACGGGTCGAGGAACGACGCCTTGTACTGATCGACCACACCAGACGGCTTCGACTGGAAGCCCGAGGCGGTCGACAGCATCTGCCCCTGCGCCTGCTGCTGGAGTTGCAGCCGCACCCGCTCCTTCTCCGCTTCTTTCTCGGCTTCTTGTGCAGCCTGCATCTCGCCCAGTTGCGTGCCCAGGCCCTTCACGTCTTGGCCGATCGCCCCGACCTCTCCGCTGGTCGCGTAGCCCGACAAAGCCGTGTTGATGGCCCCCGTCACATCTCCAGGCGTCGCGTACACCGGCAGCTTGCCGATCGCGTCGTTCACGATCCCGGACACGTCGTTGGGCGACAGGCCCGGGTTCTTCGTCATGTAGTCGGTGATCGCCCCAGTGACGTCGGCTGGCGTCAGTCCTGGCGGGAACTGGATCTTGCTGATGGCCTCCTCAAAGTCCGACTTCTTGGCGTAGTCCGACAACTGCCGGCTCATCTCGTTCGACACGTCAGTAATCGACACGCCCGGGTTCTCGGTCATGTACTTGGTGACGGCGTTGATGACATCCTGCTCCGACAAGCCCGGAGGGATCTCCCTGCCAGCCAGGATCTGATCAAGATCAGCGCGAGTCAGGTACTGACCCGTACCCGCTTCACCAGACCCAGACCCAACACCCGTGTCTGGCGTCGGCTGAGTCACACCCAGGTCGGCTTCTTGCCCAACCTCAGACGTGTCTCCGCCCACAGTCGTTCCCGTCTGCGTGCCGCCAGAGGGAGTCCCGCCACCCGTCGTGCCACCAACGGTCGTGCCCGTTGTGGCCGTGCCGCCAGCAGTCGTGCCGGTCGCGCCCCCGCCCTGCGTCGTATCCGTCACGTCAGTGGTCGTGCCGCCCGTCGGAGTCGTCGGGGCGCTGTCGACCGCGGTGTCGGTGTCGGCCTGGATCGGCGTCGTCGATGATGCAGCGGTCTCATCCTGAGCCACGCCCACCGGAGGCGTCACCAAATCTTCGGGCTTGACTGTCGGCGGAGGCGGAGGAGGCGCAACAGTCGTGGGCGCCACCAACTCCACGATCATCGTCGGCTGATCCTTGGGCGTGGCCGTCACCGACCCGTCGGCCTTGGCGATGATTGTGAAGCCCTGGTTCTGGTACGTCTCGTCACCTGTGCCGGTGTCCTTGCTCACCAGCGACAGGCCCGGGAACGCCGCCAGGGCATCAGCCTTCGACCCGAACGTGCCAGAGACATCACCAAACACCGCTTGACCAGCGCCGGTCGTAGGCGGGTTCGCAGACTGACCAGTACCAAACAAGGCCCGGTAGTCGGCCTCCGACATCCGGTCCTGCGCTTCCGTACCAATCCCAGCCGCCCGCTCAAGGTCCAGATCTTGGATGATCTTCATGACCGCATCTGGCGAGGTGTCGGTGGGAGATATCTGGCGGGCAGAGGTCACGCCAATAGACTCGCCATCTGGGCCCCAGGTGTAAATCTTCTCGTCGCCACTTATGTGTATTGTTTTCCCGTCATGCGTGCGGTAAATGCCAGGGACACCCTCAGACGCAAGTTGCGGAAGATACGTCTGTACAAACCACCTCTTAAATTCCGGGGTGTCTCTCACTTGGTCAAGCTGATAGTTGAGTACATCAAACTCCTCGTCGCTCATTGTTCTCGACGCTTCGGGGTAGTTGAATGTGTTCCAGTTGAACCCCGGATCAAGGAATTGGTTGGCAATGACGTCGGCAGAATCAGACCCGAGTTCTTCGCCCGGATTGATCACGTCCAATTGACGGCTCGGGTCGTTGTACGCATCTGCGATGGCCAGTGACTGGTCAAGGTCATCCTGAGGCAAGCCAGCAGGAGGCGGCGTCGTCGCAAAGGCCCTTCCAAGATCGCTCGCCAAATTGCCTAGGAAATAGTCGCTCCATCGCGGGATGCGCTTTTTCGGCCGACCGGAAGACACAGCCTCCAGCAGCGCTCCAGACTGATCGCTGCCGCCATCAGACGTGTAGGCGTCAGACCCGCCCGGCAATGCGCCACCTTCCGTCGCCTGACCAACCGGAACATCTGCGGTCACGCCTTGCAGGCGAGATGACCAGTCACCCAAGATGTCGTTGATGCTCTTGACGATGCTGTTGTCGTTGATCGCGCCAGCAATCTTGTCGAACGCCGATTGTCCCAGCCCGGAGCGCACCGCCACCGTCGCAATCAAGCCCGGGTCAGCACCCATCTGCTTGGCGCTTTCGTTGACCACCTCGGACAAGATCTGGTTCGCAGCGGCCGACCCAATGTCGCCACGCAGCACAGAATTGATCGTGGCCGCCGGCACACCCAGACGAGCCGCCACATTGGCCACGCCCACCCCGAACGCCGCTTTACCAACGTTGCCCTGCGCCAGATCCTGCACGGCCTCGCCCGGCACGCGCACCCCGGTGGCCATCCCGATAGCCGAGCCGATGATGGATGAAACGATCATGCCGATGACCGAACTCGGCTGGTAGCCCTTCTTCATCGCGAAAGCTGCTTCGGTCAGCACTTGCGCCGCAGGGCCCATCGTCATGCCGATGATCGTCGGCATGTTGCGGTCAAGAAAGTCGCTCAGGCGGGCGGCGTTGTACATCTCCGCCACGCTCTGCGTCGGGTTGTTGGGGTTGATCCCCTCCGTCGCGCCATACCCGCGTTCCATTAGGAACGACAGGTTTTGCGACAGCGCCTGACCCTTGCTGATCGCGTCCAGCGCCTCAAAAATCTCCGTGCCCAGGCTCCCAGGCGCCGTCGTCGTCAAGTCGCCCGGCAAGGCCCCTGGAAGGGCTCCAGAGGCCGTTCCTGCCGCGTCTGAGGGCAGAGCACCACCTGAGGTTTGAACGGGCCCTACGAAGCCAGGATCGCCCTCCCTGGCAAAAGGATCCAACTCCCAACCCGGCGTGCCGCCGATCGGTCGATTGGCGCCCTCCTCAAAGTATTCCTGCCGCTCCTTCTCGGCAAGGTCTTGCATTGAGGATCCCTGCTGCGGCAGACTGGTTGGCAACGTTCCCGGTTCCCGGGCCGGCGTGGAACCCCAGCGCTCCTCCTCCGGGTCCAGCGCCACGCCAGCAGGAGACATCCGCACGCCGCGGTCGTCCACGTAGTAGGTCCGGCCTTGCTCGTCAACCTGCCAGCCAGTCTCCCGCGCAGGCGTGTTGGCCGCCTCTTCGGACAGGTACTCAGGTGGTCCAGTGAAACCCTCAGGCGGCGCACCAGTCCTGTCGTCCGGCGGCCCGGTGAAGCCCTCAGGCGGCGGTCCAAGCGGCTCTTCGACGCCCGTGTCAACGGTGGGCAAAGCGCCGCCAGACGGCTGCGTCACATCCTCAAAAACAGGTTGTTCAACTTGACCCGGGATCCCGCCGGATAGCTCGCTGCCGGAAACCCTTTCAAATGCCTCCTTCTCGGCGAAGGCCAGATTCATGGCCTCTTGATGCGTGTAGCCAGCAGATATTGCGTCGTCGTACGCCTTGATGGCAACTGAGTTGCCATCGATTGATTGCCTTTCAGCCTGCCGCGCCGCTTCAGCTTGACGCTCAACTTCGGCCTGCCTCGCAGCCTCGCGCTCTTGCGCAGCACGCTCCTCGGCAGCGGCGAACTCCTCTTCTGCGCGACGAGCTTCAGCCAGACGAGCCTCTTCTGCTTGCCGCGCAGCCTCGGCTACACGCGCCTCTTCAGCAAGACGAGCCTCTTCTGCCGCACGAGCTTCTTCTTGTCGGCGAGCCTCCGCTTGACGAGCAATCTCCGCTTGGCGGGCTTCTTCTTGCTCGCGAGCCTCCTTTGCCACTCGCGCAGCTTCGGCCTCTCGCTGGTATGCAACAGCAATATCAGAAGCAATTGGCTGCTTGCCTGCACGATTGGCAATAGTGGTCTGTACGCCGTTGATTACTTGAACACCGGGAATGGTCTTCAGGTGCTGTTGCCAGAATGTCAACCCAGTGGCAAGGCTTGTGGCAGTCCCGTTAGGGTGATATACCCAGCCGCCACGAAAAGTTCCGCTCCCTTTCTCCGCCTCTTGAAGCGCACCCATCGCAGCAAATGCACGATTGGTGTCACCAGTGGCCGACAGAACTCGGTCGAATGTTTCGGTAGCGCCACCAGACAAACCGGCGCCGTATCCATAGTTGCTGTAAAGCGCAGACCTCGTCGGATCTCCGCCGTCACTGACCATTCCGCCCAGGCCGGCGCCTTCAAGCACTGCGACGTCACGAGAACTCAGTGGCTGCCCAGACTCAACCTTGTCGATGGCGCTGAAGACAGAAAACCCAAGATCGCCCTCAACGGCCTGACTGCTGCTGGAATCGCTTCCATCAGAACCGGAACCATATCCGCCACTCCAGCCGCTGAAGTCGCTCTCAATGCCGGCGTGCAGCGTCATGCCGCCCAGGCGTGGCTGGAAAGCCCGCAGAGGCAGGCCGGGGATGTCAAGGGCCCAGAGCTTCTTCATAGGTCTGCCTCTGCAATCGTGTACTTCTTCTTCAGCCCAACGCGGCGCGTCAGCCGAACCATCGAGTCGCGCATGGACCCGGCCACCTTCGTCGCCCCATTGCGGCGCAGGAGTTCGCAGAACTGATCCCAGGCATCTTGGTCGAAGACACCCCGGCCACCAATGGCGATCACGAACGCCACCCGGGCGTTGGGCTTGTTCTGGAACATCACCGCAGCAGCACCCGTCACCCGGCCACCATGCAGCCACTTGTACAGCGCTGCGCGGTTGTTGCCAAGCTCAGCCCGCAGTTGGTCGAGCGTCACGTCACCGTGCGCGTGCTCCAGCGCCGCAGCCAGATAGTCGGCCACCAGATGCCACTGCTGCTGCACGAACGATGTCGGAACGTAGTCGACCTTCATACCCTGCTCACTGCGTTGACCACCGCGGCGGCCCAGTCGTCCCAGTTGTTGAAGGCGTCCGTTCCTGGGATCGCCTCGTTGGTGAACACGTCGATGGCCTTCAGACCATCACCCCACTTCTTCCAGTCCGTCTGCGCCGTCGGAATCTCCAACTGCTGCGCAGCGTACAACTCCACCATCAGCGCAGCCCATGACTCGAACGTGTGGAACCTGGGGTCGTAGATGACGACGTTGGCCATCAGTACCCCCGCACATCCCCCACGTCAGCGTTCAAGATCAGCTTGCCCAGTTGGTAGTCGCCCCCAGCCACGTTCGACCGACACCGCAGCCGCAATTCTCGCCGCTGCTCACGCATGTCGATCTTGTTCGTGTTCTGGTCGAAGACGTACGGCGCAGAGGTGTCGTCCTGCGACTGCGCATACGGCCGGCCGGTCACGTAAAGCTCCATCTCCCCGCTCATCAGGAAGTCCGGTTCCACCCGCTCCAGCCGCAGCCAGCGGTTCGCGCCTTCAGCGCTCGGCTGCGACGGCCCACCCGACACCCAGCCCAGGTCGTTCGTCTCGAAGTAGCTCTCGATCGCCTGCACCTGCGCCCCGTCGATCGCGTCCTTGCCCACCTCGTGCTGGTACAGCTTCACCAGCCCAGGCGGCGTGCTGAACACCACCGTCGTGGCCGCCGTGGCCGTCGCGTTGGCCGACAACTCAATCATCTGGAGGTACAGCGCCGACACCGGCACCGCGAACCCCGCACCCGTCCCACCCAGGTCGGCGTTGTCCGCGCTCAGGACATCCCCCACCTCATACCCAGCACCCACCGCCGTGATGGTCACCGCCGTCACAACACCCCCGGCAACGGTCACAGAAGCCTCTGCATTGAATCCGGAGCCTCCGGTCAGGGGTACACCCGTGTACGTGTTGTCGACGTAGCCTGAGCCCGCTGTGATGGCTCCCAGCGTCTTGATGCCGCTCGACTGGATCGTCAGCACCGTCGTGCCGGCCGGGAACTCCACGGCCTCGGCGATCTGGTCGACCTCCACCAGCGAGTCGTAGGCGTCCAGCAACAGCCAGGGGCTCCCCGTCGTCACGCTCGTGGCGATCGACGTCACCTCGGCCTTCACCGTCGTCTCCCAGTCCGCCTGCACCGGGTAGGCGAAGACCTGGGAGAAGTACCCGGCACTCCGCCGGGCCCCCACCGCCTGCCCCGCGTCGTACCACGTGTTCTCGCGCACGTTGTAGATCACGGCGTCGTTGCATTCCGTTGAGTTGCCTCGTGGGTAGAACCACCAGATCTCCCCGAACCTGGGCACCTTCGTCGCCCACACCTTCTGGCGCTGCGAGTAGTTCAGGTTGTCGAAGAACCAGTTCTGGTTCATCGGGTTGGGGATCTCCTTGACCACCCCGTTGTACAGCAGGAAGCGGTCGACCCCGCACCAGTAGTAGATCCCGTCGTACTCAATCACGCTCGACGACGACAGGATCGACGTCTGAGACGAGATGATGTCGTACCGCCAGAACGTCGGAGCAGCAAAGTTCGCCGTGCCCGCCACGCCCAGGCTCTGCGGCGCGTAGGACACGCGGATCAGGCTGTCCAGGCTCCAGAACAACCCCGACGGGCTGTTGGAGCCACCTCGAACCGGCAGGCCCTTGACGATCTTCCCGGTGGCTGCGTTCGTCTCGTTCGCGTCAGCCGACACCCAGTCGTTGGGATCCCCGGCCGAGCAGTTCTTGATCAGCCCGTCGTTGCCGTAGACAAAGATGTAGGGGTGCAGCACCACCACACCGCCCGAGACCGAGATGTTGTTGTCGAACGTCAGGGTCTGCGATCCCGTCACAGTGGCTGCGGCCGACAGCGTCACCCGGTAGTACACCCCCAGGCTGAAGACGAACAGGGTTGTCGGGTTGACCACCGTCGTCACCGCAGACCCGCCCGGAGTCGCCGACAGCGTGAACGTCGTGGCGTTGTTGGTCGCGATGATGTAGTACGTCTGCCCAGATGTCAGGCCGATGTTCAGCGGAGCCGTGAACGTTAAGCCCGCCAGCGTGTTGACCACCGTCGTGATGGCTGCGCCGCCAGGACTGGCCGACAGCGTGAAGGTCGTCGAGCCGTTGGTCGTCGTGATGAAGTACGTCGTCCCGCTCTCGATGCCCGTCTGCAACGGCGCGTCGAACACCAGACCCGTCGTAGTCCCCACAGTCGTCGTGATGCCCGCGCCACCCGGAGACGCAGAAAGTTGGAACGTCGTCGTGGTGGGCGTGCCGATGACGTAGTAGGTCGTGCCGCTGGAAATGCCGGTGGCCGTGCCCGTCAGCGTCCCCGAGACCACCACAGGCATGCCCACGTAGATGCCGTCAGCCGCATCGCAGGAGCACTCGCCGGCCGTGCCCGTCACCTGCACGTTGGTCAGCGTCGTGGGCGTCAGCGTGCCCGACACCGTCACCGGCTGGCCCGTGTACAGCCCGTTGCCGCTGGAGCACGAGAACGTGCCCGACGTCCCAGTGACCGTCACGTTCAACAACGTCCCAGACGTCGCCGTACCCGTCACCGTCACGCTCTGACCGACGTACAGGCCGTCAGTGGATGAACACGAGAAGGTCCCAGCAGTGCCCGTCACCGTCACCGACGACAGTTGCGTGTTCTGCGACCCAGCAGACACCACCGTCGTGCCCGACGGAATGCCCGTACCAGACACAGATTGCCCAGCACCGATCGTCAACTGCGCGTCAGCAAAGGTGACGTTGGCCGTCGAGTTCAAGATGCCCGCAACCGAGAACACCCCCAACTGCGACATCGTCGTGCCCGAGATGTTGCCGATCAGCACAGGGCTGTTGGCTGTGCTGTCGATCTCGCTCAGGTTTTGACCAGGGTGCGCCACCAGCGAAGCAACACCCCCCGTCACATCGTAGAACCCGTCGAACTGCCACAGGTTCAGCGGGTCAGCGGTGAAGTCGGACAGGGTCAAGCTCGTGATGCCCGCACCCACCCCGATGTCGTCGATCGTGAGCACCTGCAAGCCCGAGGCGTGCCCGCTGAAGACGTAGTTGAAGCCGTTCTGTGCGTTGACCCAGATCCCGCGTGAAGGCCCGAAGAGCTTCTCGCTGATCCGCCGGTAGCCGAACATCTTCCGCGGCCGACCCCGTTGGAAGCGCACCCACCGGCCATCGGTGTAGAACTGCCGGTCGAAGACCGTCCCATCCCGCTGGATGCCGGGCTGCGTGTCGAGGGCGAAGACCTTCTGCGTCATCAGAACGTCCCGCCGCTCACGCCCGAGGTGAACGTGCCCAGCAACCCGCTGACGTTCCCCGTGGCCGTCACGTCAACCGCCGACACGTCACCGCTGAAGACCCCGTCCACCCCGTTCACGTTCGCCGTGGCCGTGATGTCGCCCGTGATCGTCAGCCCCGTGGCCTGCAACAGCAAGCGCTGCACCCCCAGGATCGCGATGGCCCACTCCGCCGACCCGGGCCGGTACACGCCCGTCGTCAACTCGGTGGCAAAGTTCAGCGACGGCGTCGAGACCGTCCCGTCGTCCAGCGAGATGTTCGACGCACCCGCAGCAATCGTCGAGGCGTTGAAGAGGTTGGCCGAGTCGCACAGCAGAATCACCTGCTGGCCGGCAGGCACCACCGCCGACGCACTGCCGACCGCGCCCGTCGTGAACGTGATCGTGTACCCCGCACCCGTGCCGTCGGTCTGGTTCGTGATGTAGTAGACCGCGATCGTCTGCGGCACCGTCACCGTCACGTTGCCCGTCAGCGTCCCCGTGAACTTTTGGATCGGGTTCGCCGCCTCGGAAGCGCTCAGGACGTACGACCCGCTGACAACCGCCTTCGTGTTCTGGGTGAAGTTGAAGTCGGTGTTCTTGCCGATACCCACCGTGAAGAACGCCGAGCCCGAGCAGCAGATGATCGCCGAGTCGGCCGGCTGCAAGGCAATCGAAGCAGACGAGTTGATCTGGTCGCCACCAGACGGAGACACCGTCAGCGTCCCCGTCCCGCCGTTGCGCAGCAGCATGAACCAGTTGTCGCCCAGCGTGCCCGTCGACGGCAGCGTCAGCGTCCCCGAGCCCCCAGTCCACACATACGCCTTGGCCCGGTCTGCCACCACCGCCGTGTAGTTCGACGAGAACGTCGACACCGGGTGCGCGGTGTTCAGCGTCGAGCCGATCACCGTCAGACCGTAGCCATCCAGGCTTCCAGCGTCTGCCGCAGAAGAACCCACCCCAAAAGCCACCACGCCCCACGTACCGGCCTCGTCGGGGTTCGTCGTGATGTAGATGTACTTCGCCTCGCTCGGGGCCACCACGACGATCACACCGCCGTCGTAATCGGCCACCGTGAAGGACGTCGCCCCCACGTTGCGGATCAGCGCATCCTGGCCCACCGACGCCTGATTGGCCGGCGGCATCCGCAACACCAGACCACCAGAAGTGGCCGTGACGTTCATGATCCGCGCCGCGTAGTTGGGCGTCGCGTTGCCGTTGATCGGCCACTCCAGGGTGGTATTGGCCGACAGCGTGATGCTGCGGTACGAGACGTCCGTCGGGACGATGACGTTCCCGGTAAAGGGGCTGTTGAAGCTCATGCGTCCCTCGCGATGGTTTGCCGGTCACCGATGCGGGCCACATCCTCGACCTTCAGAATCTGCATGACCTGATCGTACTGGGCCTTCCACAACGGGATGCGCTCGTCGTTCTTCAGGAACGGCATCGCCTGCAACAAGGATCCGTACAGCAGAGCCTGGGGCGCGTACTGGGTGAACCAGTTCGACTGGTTCGACTCGTCCAGCGGCTGCGCCCGCTCGTAGTACAGCACCTCGTAGTTGTAGGCCGCATCCGGCGTCGGCGCTACCAGCCAGTGCGTGTAGTCGTAGTCGCAGTAGTACTCCGGAGCGCCCTCATCCGCCGGGTCCGGCCAGTATTCCCGCAAGTACTCGTACTTCCTCAGAAGCACCGGCCGGCGCTCACCGGCCACGGTCACGTTGATCGAGACCGTCTTCCTCCAGCGGGCCGGCTTGTCGATCACCGCCTGCCCTTGAACCATCGTGCTCGTGGCCACCGTCAGGTTGCCCAGGAACTTCAACTCCGACGCGATCACCTGCTCGGCCAGCATGATGAAGGTCGGGATCTTGTTCAGCGTCGACGCGTCGGTGCGCTCCAGATAACTCCGGATGTCCTCCACCAGACTGTCGTAGGTCATCACAACGGCAGGCATCACCACACCTTCTTCTTGATCGATTCGGGCTGCGGGACATACTGTTGCCCGCGCTTCGTTCCCTCACGCTTGGCTCGGGTGGTGGCCGCGTATTCCGAAGGGGTCAACTTCTCACGCGCCGCCTTGGGCAGATACCGCTCGCCCGTCGCCTTCGGGCCTTGCGTAGAGGGTTTGCCGGACTTCGTGCCCCACTCCTCTTTCGTCCACCGCGACAGCGAATTATCGGGATCCTTCGGCCCCTTGTAACCCCCGCCCGATTTCTGATACCGCTGCGTGGCCAGTTGCGCCTTGCGAGCCGACCATTGGCCTGGAGACCCACCCTTGTCCGATGCCTTCACGGCCGACACGATGCGCTTCCACTTGGCCGGATCCGTCTTCGTCGCGCTCATTTCAGCACCCCGTACGCCTTCTCACAAGCCGCACCCGCAGCCCCGCGGGCATCCGCTATTGCAGCCAACTCTCCAGCCGTCTGCGCAAGCCGTCCGAGCAAGTCGGCAAGCACAACTCCGGGGTTTTTGGCTGCCGCGCCTCCGAAGGCAGCGGCGGGATCTCGGCTGGCTTCGTCACGATAGGGGGTGCATTGGGAGGCGAGGGCTTCGGCACGCTTACGCAAGACGTCAGCAGCACTGCGAGCACGGGCAGCATCAGCCGCAGCCGCACGAACCTGTTCCTGGGCATTGCTCGTCACCTCCCGTTGCTTCTCGCGCCACTGCGACTCCACCTGCCGCGCCCGCTCCGACTCCATCAGCGCCGCCTCGGTCAGCCGCTGCCGCTCCGTTGTCCAGGCTCCACGCTCTTCAGCCAGCACCCGCTGAGCCTCAGAAACGGACCTCAGGGCGTTCTGACGGTCGAGGTAGAGGTACAGGGTCACCGCCGCGAAGAAAACGGCTACAGCGCCCGCTATGGCCGTTCCCAGGCGGTCGATCATCCCTCGCACCTCGCCCGCTCTTCAGCCCGGCGCTTGACCAGACCGTTCATCACCCGCCCGCCAGCGTAGACCCACCGGGAAAGCTCCGCACAGGCACCAGCATAGTCACCAGCCTTCAGCTTGGTCACCAGCGTCGAGTTGCACCGCACGCCCACGTTGTACGCCCACGAGACATAGGCATCCCACTCGTGTTGGAACAAGGGCACATCCCCCAGGCAGCGCCGCAACTCCACCTCGTGGGCAGACACATCCCCCGCCAGACGGATCAGCGCCCGCTCGACAGTGATCCGGTCCCCAGGCTTGACACCCTCAGTCGTGCCGAACCCAATCGTCTGCACGCCCACACCGTCGTCGTACGCCCTGTCACGAAACCCCTCGTGCAAGGCAATGCTCACTAGCCCCGCGCCAGACAGCACTAGCCCGGCGACGGCCTTGCGGTTCACTCGTCACCCTTCCCGAAATGCATCCGCCCCCAGCGATACAGCAAGAAGCCGATCTGCAAGACGATGTAGACCAGGGTCGCCCACAGGATCAGGTCGTTGACCTGCACCCCGGCCACCGTCGCACCAGCCACCGTCACGGGCGGCGTGGCCTTGGCCACTTCAGCGGCGATGTCGGACTTCTGCTGCATGCTCAGGCTCATGTTCCTTCCGCCGCTCGGGCGTCCACTTCCAGAGGGTTGTCACGATACCCGTGCCGCAGCGTGAACCACGCATAGAGCACGTACCACTTCAGCACACCCATCTCCCGGGCCTGCTCCAGATGCCGCGTCTCGTGCTTCACAAGACGCTCGTTGTTCAAGTGCGCCGGCTCGATCCACGCACCAAACGGAGGCACGGCCACACCCGCCCAGCGAGTGCGCTCCAGCCACCACTTCAGCAAGCCACGCGCCGGGTAGATCATGGGAAGAACATCCCCAGTGCCCCACCGGCATTCGGCGGGTTGAACAGCCACCCCACGTTGTTGCCGCCGTTGATGTTGCCATCAGAGACGTAGGCCAGCCACAACGTCGGACCCGACACCTCGGAGTCTTGGATCAGCATGTTCTCCACCGAGACGATGCCGCCCGTGTTGAAGTTCCACCCCAGGTTGTTCCCGGCGTCGGTGGAAAACACGGCGAACCACGTGTCCGAAGGCGTGGCCTCGATGTCCTGCACGCTCACGTACGGGACCGTGACGCTGTTCCCAGGCTGGGCAAACGTCCACCCGTAGTTCCCGCCCAAGTCCCGAGAGAACTGGGCGTACCACGTCGCCCCCGGTATCCCGAGGATGTCCTGCACCTGAACGTAGGAGGCAACGATCGCCATGTCACACCCGATTCAAGATGGCCCGCGACCCGGGCGTCGAGGCATTGAGCGTCACCAGATTGCCCAGCGTGCCCCCCACCGAGAAGTCCTGCACGCTTGTCGTCACCCCCGAGGGGAAGGTGATTGCCACAGGGAAGGCATCCACCTGCGGGGTGAAGACAGATGCTGCCTCGACCTTCTGGTAGACGCCGGGGTAGGGGCCGGTGACGAGTTGAGCGCCCCAGATGTAGATGCCATCCGTCCCGTTGACGGTGGTGGTTAAACTATTATCTGCATCTACCGGCCCTATGTAAGTCGTGCTAGACCCAGAAGAAACGGAAGTTCCTGTAATAGTACAGCGATACCATCCGTTACCAACGGGTTCAATATCTGCCGTAATCCCAGAATCAACCGTGCCTTTTTGGCCTGTTGCCAAATTAAACCAAGCCGACTTAAAACTTAAAGGCGAGCCATCAAAACGAAAAGCCAGCCAATTAAACCCAGCAGCTTTGGCGTACACACTTTGTGTGTAAGATGATGCAATAGTTACCGTAGTCGCTTGCTGGACTCTTCTAAGACTTCCAGTTGTAAGAGGGTACACAAGATCTGCGGTATTCCCACCTAACGGGTCTGTGGTAGCGGTCGTGTTGGCTGTGACGTCAACACCAAATTTCCCCCACGTCGCATTGTCGAACTGCTCCGTATACGTCAGCAGGTTGTACCGCTGCGTATCCGCATACCCATCCGCCACGTTCGTGATGTCCGCGAACGTGTTTGCCCCGGTGATCGCAAGAGCGCTCGTCCCGCCTTGGTTCAGCGTCGGGTAGGTCCGGCCACCGCCAGCGAACGTCTTGCCAGCAGCGCTCACCATGTTGATGGTGCCCGTGCCCGAGGTGGTCAGGTTCGTGCTCGTGCCCGCGTTGAAGGACGTTCCGCCCTCCAGCACGCGCAACTCGCCGCTCGACCCGAAGTTGATCTCCCGCACGTTGCTGTTGCTGCTGCTGAACAAGCCCGTGGTCAGCGTCTTGCCGTTCAAGGCCAACGTGCCTTGCGTCAGCGTGAACGTCCGCGTCGAACCCATCGTGAGGTCGTCTGCGAGGGTCAGGGTGCCTGCTGCTTGCTTGATGATCGGGAAGTTGAACGTCTTCCCATCGGTGGTGACGGACTGAGAACCTGAAGATCTGGCGAAGATTTTTGTGCCAGTCCCAGATGAAATAGTCATTCCGGTTGAAATGACAAGGTTTCCGTAGAAGTAGTTGGTCGTTGACCCTATGGCCCACTGCCCAGAAAAGCCGGTGAAGTTTACCGAGCCGTAATGGGACTGGGTTAGCTCAATGTTGTCCGATCCGGACAGCACATTGATGTTCATGGCGGCTGCATCGGTTGACGGCCCGCCGCCTATCGCCCTCGTACCCGTAGAACCGCTGTAGGTAAGATCGACGACAAATGTCCCGAGGATTGTCAAGCCTATGCCATTGTTCAAGGTCACAATCGTTCCATTGTTCCCAGAAACAAGGATCTTTGAGCTTGTTTTGAAGTCAATAGTCCTAGAGGTGAAATTGGAGTTGAAAGTTCCGCAAGTCAGATTTTGATTATTCAAGTCCAACGTGCCGGAAATCAGCGCAAATTGTCCGGCTGTGACAAAATTGTCCGCAATCACGACCGTCCCCGTCGGCGAGTTCACCGTGATCGGCTGCGTAAATGACCGCCCAGCAGAAGTGATCGTCTGCGTCGTGCCTTGGCCCGCGAACGTGATGGTGCCCGTTCCACTGAGCGTGACATCCGCGTCGAGCGTCACGTTGCCGTAAATAACATGCCCGATCGCCCCGGTAGCCAATGTCACGGCAGATGTCACCGCAGACATGGACAATGACCCGATAGGGTACGAGAAGTTGATTGTGTGCGTGCCCGTGGTCGTGTTTGCGTCGAAGACGCACGTGTCCTGCGCTAACGGAAAGTCCCCAACTGCGGGAGACCCGCCAGAAGTCGACGCCCACTGCGTATCAGACCAGTTGCCTGTGCCGATGCGGTACTTGCTCACGCCCGCGCTGAACGTGATACCGCTGTTGCCCAAGGCATTCCCCCAGTACCGTGTCCGGCTGCTGTCGTTCCACGTAGCCGCACCGGCCCCCGTGATGTCGCGGAAGTCAGTGTTGGTAATGTTCACCGCAGCGGCAGTGATGGTGCGGGCCGTACCAGTAGCGCTGCTGTTGATCAGGATGCGCCGGTTAGTGTTCAGGGCGCTCGTGGCCAGCGTCGTGGCAACCCCCGTGGCCGTCGTGTAGCCCGTGCCAGGGGTCGAGATCGTCACCGTGGCAATCGCCGTGCCCGACAGGGTGGCCACCGTCAACTGGGCGTCGTTGTTGCCGCCTGTGACGTTGATGACATCCCCGACGTTGTAGCCCGTCCCACCCGCATTCACCGTGGCAGCGGTGATCGCGCCTGCGGTGTCGGTGATGTCGAACGTGGCTCCGTAGCCGGATTGGATGTGCAGCGCACTTGTGACCACCAATCCGGTGGTTTCAACGCTAATAGAGCCCACGCCCGTGGTGTTGAGAGGAGCCCTGTAGAACGTCCCAACTGTGATTGTTGCCCCACTGATAATAGATTGCGTGGTAGATGAAGTTGTAAAGGAAATGCTATTTACGGTAATGTTGTGATTAGATTGAAATCGGCTGGTGCCTGCGGTATGAACAAAATTTGCCGAAGAAGTGTTCAACGTCGGGGCGCCCGTCCCAAGTATTCTTACTCCTTGAGCACCGTTGTTGACCGTAATGGTGATTGTTGATGTTCCGGCAGTGAGGGTCGGAGAACCGTTCGTGTCTGCTACCCTTAGTTCGTTGGTCGTTATGTTGTAACTAGCCGTATCCAAAGATCCGTTGAGAAGATTGAGCGATCCGCTCCCTGTAGACAAAGCGCTGCCAAGCGTCCATCCACCAGAAACGTTGTTGAACCTGAGATCTCCCCCGGAAAACGCAACTCCGTTTGTTGTAATCGTCTTGCCGGTTGTTGCAGCAAGGAAAGATATGGGGTTGCCTGTGTAAGTCCGCGTCAGATTCGTTGCCGGGAAGTACAGCGACCCGTAGATGTCCCACGGAGCCGTCCCCGCCAGCGTCATCGTCTGGTCGAGCGTCGTCACCGTCACGCCGTCACCGATGATGACGTCAGCGCACACTGCACCCGTGCCGATGGTCACCGTGAACGGCGCACCGCTGTCGCTGGAGCCGTCGAAGTAGGCGTTGTCTGCCGAGGTGGGCGCAGAAGCTCCACCGGCCCCGCCAGAGGTCGTGGCCCAGTTCGTCGTCGTGGAAGCATCCCAAGTGCCCGAGCCACCCACCCAGTAACGATCAGCCATGACTCACTCTCCTTCGACAGTCGGTTCTTGCGCAACGATCGGGTCCAGAATCGGCTGGCCCAGGGTGTTGGTGACGAGGTTGCCCTCCTCGTCGCGCTCGTACTCGTAGCCCTCCGGGGCGTCCGGCAGGGGGTCGGTGATCTCCACCAGCACGAGGTAGGGCTTGCCCTCTTCGTTCACGACGATCTGCATGTTCTCGTCGTAGAGGTAGTCGAAGCCCTGCGGCGGGAACTCGGGCTGCGGGGCGTTCACGATGGCCCACCACGCATCGAAGCGCTCCTGCTCCAGCAGTTCGATCTGCTCGGGCGTCCAAGCGTCGTACTGGGCCTGGGACACCACGATGGCGTCCCGGAAGACCATCCCGTTCTCCGCCGTGCGCTCGAACTCGATGCGCACGTAGCCGTTGGCCAGCTTGGTTGCAACAGGCATCTCTTACTCCTGAACGATGGCGATGACGTCCCAGTAGCTCGCGGCCGCGTTCCAGATGCAGCCGATGTACAGGATCAGGTTGGGGGAGGTGGCAGGCGGCAGCGTCCCGGCGATCCCGCGATAGCCGCCAGACGACGTCGTCCACGTCAGCGTGCGCGAGGTGCCGTTGTCCAAGATCCGCAGGATCAGCTTCTGCCCGTCCGTGGGCGTGCCAGTAGGCGCGGCGATTGTGGCGTTCGTCGCCAGGGCCGTGACGTTGTACTGGTCGACCGTGTCGCTGGTGGGCGTGATCGTGGCCGCGCTGGCCACCGTGCCGATCCTGGGCGTGTAGCGCTTGTTCGTCAGCGTCTGCGTGCTGTCGGTGCCCACCAGCGTCGTGCTGGCCGAAGGCAACGTGAAGGCCGTCGCATCCGTGCCCGACAGCGTGATCGTGTTGTTGACCGTGACCGTCTTGCCGTTGGCAATCGTCAGCGTGCCGGTGCTGGTGGTGATCGTCAGGCTGTTGATGCTGGTGGCTGTTGCCGCCCCTAGGCTGGGCGTCGTGAAGCTCGGGCTCTGCGTGCGGGCCACAGACCCGGTGCCGCTCGTGCTCACCCACTCGGGAGCCGTCGCACCAGAGTTGACCTGCAACACCTGAAACGCCGTGCCGATCGCCCGGAAGGTGGTCGCGTTGGGCCCGGTCTGGTACGGCAGAGAACCCGCAGCGCCCCCAGCAAGGTTGGTCGCCGTCGTGCTGCCGCTCGAAGCATCGGCCAGCAGGAAGACCGCACCACCGCTGTCCTTGGCGTACAGCTTCTTGTCCGCGAGGTTGATCGCCAGTTCGCCATCGGCCAGATTCACCGCCGACGGCAATGCCGAGGGCGTCGACGTCCGGTACAACTGGATCGGCGTGAAACCCGATGCTGCCATGTCAGTTCCTTCAGAATGTCCCGCCAGAGACCGCCGACCACTGAGGCCCGGACACTCCAGCCCTCAACACTTGCCCTGGCGTGCCCAAGTTCAGCGCCGCCAGCGATGCCGTCCCCGTGGCGTACAAGATGTCACCCGTGGCGTAGGAAGCCACTCCAGTGCCTCCAGAAGCCGCGTTCAGCACTCCGCCAAGGGTCAGGGTGCCTGTCGTCGTGATCGGGCCTCCTGTGACCGTCAGGCCCGTCAGACCGCCACTGCCGTTGACCGACGTCACGCCGCCCACGACCATTGTCTGCCACGAGCCGTTCGCGTACCCCTCGAACACCTGCAAGTCGGTGTTGTAGCGCAGATACCCGTTCGTGTTGGGGTTGCGCTCGGCCGTCGTCCCAGTGGGCAGCTTCACGCCACCCGTCCCAGGGATGATCGGGTTGTCCGCCAGACCCACCGTCGGGTTTCCGACAGCCCCCGTCCCGTTGGCCACGTCGATCTCGCCAGCCGTGCCCAGCAGCACCCGCGGGTTCAGCCCTGACCCGTCCGACGACACCAGCCCAGGCCCCGACAAGTTCGCCAGATCCGCCACCAGCCCCGTCAGAGCAAAGGTCGGGTTCCCGGCCACACCACTGCCGTTCGTGATGCTCAAGCCCACACCAGAGGCCGTCAGCGTCCGCGCATCGACCGTCGTACTGCCCGTCTTCACGATGATGCCCGTGAAGGCCGTCTCCAGGCTCCCAGAGGCGCCGTTGAGGCTCAAGGCTAGGGTGGACAGGGCTCCGCCGTCCGCGAGCCCCAGGCCCGTTCCTGCGGTCAGCCGGCGGCTGTTGGGCAGCGTCGGCTCCTGATTCAGCGTCAGGAAGGTCTGGAGTTGCGCCGGGGATGCGGCAATCGCTGCGGTGGTGGTCTGCCGGGTCTGCCCATCCTGCACGATGGGCACAGACTCGGTCCCGAGGATCGGGCCGGCCAGCGGCAACTGCGTGATGGTGACGTTCATTCAGACCTCGATTCCGTCCAAGTTGCCGTTCTGAGACGGCACCTGCGTATTCTGCTGCGTCGAGATCACCGAGTTGGAGTACGGCCCCGTGATCAGGTTGTTGTCCCTCACCGCCACGCTCACGTCCGGCCGCGGGAACCTGATCGTGATCTTCTCCGTCTTCCGCGCCGGCAGACGGTACGGATCCTTGTCGTCAGCACACCCCTGGCCGCACACCTGCAACCCAGGAAAGTTGGGATCCGGCCGCATGTCCGCGTGAGCACGCTTCATGCGACAACGATCGCAGATTGCGACCGCGAGATCACTCAGGCCATGCGTGTCAAGGAAGCGCGGCATCAGACAGTCCTTCCTTGTGCGGCCAGCGTGGCGCGGCGCGAGGCCACCCGTTTTGCGATCTGCTCCGGAGTCTGCTTGCGGCCCTTGCCCGCCGCTGAGAGCTTGGTCCGAATCTCTTCAGAGACCGGCACACCCTTGTTCGCGGGCTCTTTGCCGAACATCCACGGGGTCGACCTCGGCTTGCCCTTCATTGGGCTGACGTATCCTTCCGGCCGAGACCTTCCAAGCGCCAAGCCCGCAAGCTGCCGAGGCGTGGCCTTCCTGCCAACCAAAGCCAAACGCGTTTTCTCGACAGCCTCTCGGGACTTTGGCTTGCCTTTGGCCGCCGCCGACATCTTGGCCTTGGTCTCTTCCGACTTCGGCTTCTTCATGTAGGGCTTGGGTATGCCCCTCCTATTGGGGATCAAATCGTCCTTCAGGCCGTTGATCACGCGGTTGTATGCCCAGCCATCAGCCGGGTTCCCGTACAGCTTGAACCGCACCAAGTGCGCGATCGCGTGATCGATTGGATGCAGCATCACGAGGTTCTCAGGCGCATCCGTTCCTCCCTGATACCTCGGGATGATGTGATGCCTGTGAAACCCCGCGAGCAAATTCATTACAACCTTGCTCCAATCATCAGCGTGTATATACACCTATCGACGGCGCGATCATGATGGGCGACTTGTCGCGCTCCTCCTGCTCGGCCAGCATCAGGTACTTCTCCGCCTGACCCTCCAGATACTGGATGCGGTCCATCGGAACCCCAGGCAACTCCATCGCCATCTGGTGCGCCAGCATGTTCTGCACCGCCAGATACCAGCGCTGCGGAATCTCCAGTTCGCCCGACAACTGCCCCACGTCCATCACCTGCCGCGAATACCACAGGGTCATCTGCACGAAGTCGTCAGACGGCACCGGCCACAGGTACAACTCCGCCTGGGGGACCGTGCGGTTCACCCAGAACTGGAACGGCTGGTTCGCCGTGAAGTTCTTGTTGGGCAGGTTCGTGTAGTCGTCCCGGTTCAGCCGGGCCATCGTGATCTCGGTCGAGTTGTTCCCGAAGTACAACTCGCGCACGCTCAGCGTCGCACCCCCGGTCTCGCGCATGCGGTAGTACGGCGCCGACGCACCCGGGTCGATGTCGTACCAGATCCATTTGCCATCCACCCAGGCCGTCGAGCCCGGGTCGTACAGGGTCGTCCACGACACGTTGTCCTGCGACGTCTCGAAGACCACATCGAACGTCCCAGTGGCCCCAGGCAGGATCCCGATCGACCCGATGTACTCAGGCCCGGAATACGCCATCGACAGGTTGCCGTTGGCCGACACCTGGGTGCAGATCGTGTCCACGTTGCCGTCGAAGGCGTTCGTCACCACCCCGCCCGCACTGGTCGAGGCGTTGCCCGACGGCCGGTTCATGCGCCGGTACAGGGCCTGCAACACGTCGACACCACCCAGCGGCAGGTCGTAGATGTACTGGTTCGCCCGCAGGCCGATCACCGCCTTGTTGATGGCCCAGTACTGGATCCCGATGTTGATCAGGTTCGACAGCAGGTAGAACAGCGCCGTCCGAGAGGCCTGCACCTGCTCCGACGTCAACTCCTCGGCCAGCTTGCCAGCGCGGCGAGCGCCATGATCGATCAGCTTCTGGACCGAGACCGTCGTCGTTCCAACCGTGCCTGAGTACGCCATCACCACCCCGGACAGTTCCAGCGCTTCATCGAAGCACGCGCCCGGCTTCCAGGCTCGCTCTTGCGGGCCACCGGGCCCATGCGGGCGCAGAATGAATCACGCCGCGACCCACCCTGGGGCTGCGGGGCCTTGAGGTTCGACCCGGTCTCGCGGTTGTACTTCTCCCGGCCCTTCGCGGTCAGTCCAGCACCGCGATCAGCCGGCAGCTTCTCCCCACGACCGATGGCGAGGCTGACGTTCTTCGCCATGTCTCACCAGCACGATCCGCCGCCACGCATCTTCGCCTCGGGCAGCTTCTTGTACGAGCGGCCCTTGACGTTGCCCGACGTGAACTCGGCCGCCACAGACGGCTTGATCCCGACCTTCTTCGCGAACTTCGGGTTGTTCTCAGCCGCCTTCATCAGGCGGAACTGCGACTTCGACTTGGCTGGCATGTCACGGCCCGTTCTTGATGAGGATGATGTTGAAGAAGGCGCTCACCGCGTTGTTGTTGGCGGCGCCAATCGCCGACGCACCAATGCAATTCTTCTCGGGGATCACGTACGCAGGCCCGAAGTCGTACTGCACCGACCCGTTGTTCAGCGCCACCACTGCGCCTACACGCAGGATGCCATCCGGGCCATGCTGCTTCAGGAAGCCCGTCACGCCCGTGGAACCCGAGGCTTGGCCGGCGGTGAAGATGCCCTCGGTCATGTAACCGACATACCCGGCCGGCACGCAGTAGTGCGCCGTCGTGCGCTGGTTGAACCCAGCCGCGATCGTGTCGTACAGCACCGCAGGAACGCCCGCAGTGACCGTACCCGTGCCGGCGTTGATGTTGCCCGCGTTTGCCCCGCCCGTGCCCACCGTCAGGACGTAGAACTCGTTGACGTACAGGTACTCGTTGACCGTGTTCACGGCCGTCTGTCCGTCCAGCGTCACCGTCTCCGAGACGATGTTGAAGTTGCCGTCCACGCCGGCAATGAAGACCGTCAGGGCCCCCGTGCCGCCCGCGTCGTCGTCAGTGCTCGACGAACTGATCTTCAGCACCGACGCGGCCGTCGGGTGAGGAATCGTGCCGCCGTCCGGCCACACCGCCTCCTCCGAGGTGTCGATGTCGGGGTTGTAGCCGAACACTCGGACGACCGAGTGCCCCTGAATCTGGCCGCGAGCCACCTGAAGCTCGAACGGCTCGTACGCGCCCTGGCGCGTGATGGACGAGAAAGTGGTGGTCATGTCAGACCCTCATAGAACAGCAGGGGCCGAAGCCCCCGCTCGATCAGCACACGCCGCCGCCGGCCTTCTTCGCACGCTCGACCGTAACAGACTTCTCCGTCTCGGTCACCGCCTCACCCTTCGGTGTGCGGCTGAACATCCGCTTGATCCCCCGAGGAATCGCCATCAGGAAGTCGTCGACCGACTTCTTGGTGTCGAGGTTCTCTTGGTCGCGGTTGCGCTCGTAGGCCTCGTAAGCCCGCTCGTTTTCGGCCTGCTGCATCTGAGACTTGATGTGCTCAGGGATGCCGCCTTCCTTCATCTTCACCTCGCCACCCTTCTTGTAGGTGCCTGACAGGCGATTGATGCTCACGGGCTTCGGAGGGGCCTTGCGGCCCTGGGGCATCGCCACGGGGTGTCCAGAGTCAACACGACCCCCCGTGGCGTACGCTTTTTTTGGGGCGCCGCCCTCCTTGTAGCCACCACCGTTGGCCTTGGCCACGCCGCCGGTCTTGTAGCCGCCACCGTTGCCCATCTTCACGTCGCCCGTCTTCGCCGGGGAGTGATCAGGCTTGGCCGTGTCGACCTTGGTGGTGACCTTGCCGCCCGACTTGTAGCCGCCCTGGCCATCCACCACCCCACCCGTCTTCAGGCCCTTGTGGGCCTTGCTGGCGGGCTTGGAGGCGTGCTCCTTGAGCTTCTGCTCGGTCTTGGCCATCTTGGTCATCTCGGCCTTGTGCTCGGCCTTCGACTCCCCGCCCTTTTTCATGCCTCGGACGGGAGCGGGACGCGCCAAGTCTTTCTGCAAATCCGACATGGCCTGATTTGCAGCCGCCATGTGCCCAGCCTTGCTCATGCCCGGAGAGCCAGAAGACATAGGCCCAGGAAGAGGGCCAGTTCTTGGCCCCGACCCCATCGACGCCGTAGTCCCCGGCGAAGTCGCCCTGCCCATCTGACGCATTGCATTTCTGCGCGAAAAAATGGACGGACGACGCGGGCCCATTCCGCCGCCAACCGTTCCTTTGGCTGCACCATAGTTCATGGTGCCGGACGGCTTGGTTTCTGCGGGAGGTGTCGGCGAAGGCGGCATGGGGCCACCCATCGCCTTGTGGACAGGTTTCGAGACCTTGCCGCCCTTCTTGAGCTTCAACTCAACGGACGGCTCGGTCGTCTCCATCTTCACCATCGGCTTGAACTGGCCCATGTCACCGCTCCTTCGCGACGAAGATGTAGTCGACCGTCATGGTCTTGGCCGCCGCCTCGCCGTTCTGCAAGGCAAACGAGACCGTCAGGTCTTCGTCGTCCGGCAGATTGGTCGTGGCAACAGCCCCGCCCACAACACCGTTGACCGCGTACTGCACCTGCGACACGCCGTCGTAGTAGAACGCCAGCGTGATGAAGGTGTCATCCGCCATGCTCCCCACGGAGGCCGTCGATGCCGTGTTGTTCTTCTCCACGCGCAGGGTGACCGCAGTCGACCCGTCCGCCTTGATGAAGAACACCCCGTCGGTGACGTCCAGCGGGCTGGTGTCGGTGATCTGGAGGCCGACCGTCAGGTCCGACTGCGTGGCATCGCTGACCTTCAGGCGGGCCTCGAACCACAGCTTCTTGCTCGACGCGAAGCGGAAGCTCTCGCCGACCTTCTGAAGCGCCACGAGATCGTCGTCGGCCGCAGAGTTGGTCACCAGCAGCAAGCCGCCGTCGCCGTCGGTAAGCGCCTGGGTGGCACTGGCCTGGGTCTCGGTCACCGTCCAGTTGGCCGCGGTGTAGTAGTCGAAGTCCTCCCAGTAGGTGTGGAACTTCGTCGGCGCCGGTTGGCCCAGGGCAGCAAAGATGGTGT